CAGTTGGCCGATACTTCGACAGACCAGCGTAATCGTAATCGGGAGCAAGAAATCGCCCAAGCCAGCCGGCAGGCCAAAATTATTGCCAAAGAGTTGGATGTCCCGGTCGTATTGCTTTCTCAATTGTCCCGAAAGTGCGAAGAAAGGGGAGGCATGAACCGTATGCCGATGTTGTCGGATTTGCGCGAGTCGGGTGCTATCGAGCAAGATGCCGACATTGTGGGCTTCATTTTTCGACCGGCTTATTACAACATCGATTCATGGCCTACTTCTCAGGGAGATGTCAGTACGAGGGACCTCGGCATCGTCAATATCGCAAAGCAGCGTAATGGCGCTACAGAAGAAATACCCTTCCGACATAATCACTCGATGACTCGTATAACGGACTATAAGCTTTACGACAATGAACCCAAGCGAGGCACCCCTTTCTGAAAGAGTATATGAAGCTATTCGGGAAATTGAGCGTCGCAAGACTGAGGCGAGGATTGTACCCTCTCATGCGCTAATGATTCGAGATATTTTCC